TTCCCTTGCTGCCTCAATCACGCTCTTGCCTACAATACCATCAAAAGAGAGTCCAAGTATGTGGATCATCTCGGTATCATCAAAAGTCTCCTTACCATCATCAATGGTGTAGAACTTCTCATCCTTGTAGACCTTCACCTGAACTCTATCAGGATGTACTGGTATCAACTTTATAGGCTGCCCAGCTTCATTGCGCTTTATAGCTATAAAAGCATTACCATGCAAGCAAAGATGTGCCTGGCAAGTCTCACGGAAGTTAAAGTCAGTCATGATCCCATTTGGGGAGTGGATGAGCTGGTTGATTGGGTGAGCTGCGGCATTGCGTGTGTTGCCTTCAAAGTCTTGCTTCACCATCCAAGGGAGAGAGGCAATAGTCTCAGAGATAACACGAACTGCACCAAATACAGCAGATAAGCGCATAGCACTATCTTCAGTAATGGCAATGCCAGTTTTTGATGCGGAACCATCAAACATCCAAGAGGCTGGATTCGCCAAGGAAGTGGATGGATTGTTAGGAGATGAACGGAATGCGCCCAAAATACGCCCGAACAAGTTTTGATTCTCCGCCATAAGTGTATAGATACTTTGTAATTACGCTGCAATATAAGTATCACTAAATGGAATAAAAAAGAGATAGCTTAATCGGGTTGCACCCCTAACTATCTCTTTCAATCACTAAAAACCAAATCTAAGGATTCGGATAGCAAAGATACACTTATTTTAGAAATAAAAAAGCCCCACCATAAAGGTGAGGCACACCGCCAAACGATACCCAAACAACTAAAAAGGAAGCGGTGAGTGAACAAAGCTATCGTTTTTCACTCTAGTACACAAAGCACTTAGTGAAAACTTCATCCGCACATTCTCCCTAACAATATCCTGGATGACTGCAACGCCATACCGGATGCTAATGATCTTGTACTGCCAGCCAAATCTTTTGGATAGTAAATAGTCTCCTACAGTAAATTCTAATTCTTGTTCCATGATAAAAAGGTTTTTATTGTTGTTGCCTTCAAGTTATAAAAAAAAACACAAAAACCAAGTATACATGATATGATGTTCTTTGCACCCCCTCTCACTATTTGTTTTTTTAGGTGCGTGCATCTACGCACAAAAAAAAAGAAATAGGGAGTGCAATCGGTTTAATTTTATTTTTTTCTCCCTATATATAGCAGGAAAAAAACAAAAATTAACAGAAAAATGTTAATAAGTCCGCTTTTTGATGAGGTAGATATTGCCATCAATTACCATCTCAACGGCATAAATTTCACCTGAAATTACCCTCAAATAAGGTGTTATTCCATGTATATCAAATAAGCGCAAGGCTAATTTTTGGGCTTCTTCTAAGGTCATAAAAAGCGTATATCATTAGATTCATAGGTGCTGGTTCTTGATACATCAGAGTTCTCAACGGTCATCTTTTCACCCAAAGCCATAATCAAAGCAACCACTCCATCAATCTTGTCACCAGCTTTTGCCTTGCTAAATTTTACGTTCTCAGCATCATCTTTCTTCACCACAACATTACCAACCATCCACCGGAGCATTGAGTTTCCTCCATGATGCAAGAGTCTCTTTTTAACCAACACCTCTGCATTCTTGATGGGGCCACTCATAGAAACAAAGCCCTGGCCAAAGGGATCCATCTCAATACCTTCCTCAACCAACTGCTGCACCAAAGCATTAGAGTTCCACCTATCAAAAGCTATGCTCTGCACATCAAAGACCGTTGCCGCCTCAATGATTTTGTTCTTGATCACATTGTAATCCGTAGAGTTCCCATCGGTGACTATAAGCTCACCCTTAGAGACAAAAGCATCATAGGAGCCACCAGTCTGCACCCTCCTACGCTCCACGGCTGCCTCACTAACAAATAGGTAGGGCAATATCTTCATGCTACCATCTTCCCAAGGGAACAAAAGCACCAGGGCAGTAACATCCTCCACGGCTGCCAAATCTAAACCACCATAGCACGGTTTGCCCTTCAGCTCTTCAAGGTTTACCGTGCCAGCACTAAGCATCCACTCATCATCAGTTATCCATGATGCTAAAGAGTTAACCCATTGGTTGAGGTGTAGCTGCCTGAAGGCAATCTCACTACTTGGCAAGCTTTTCGCCTCTTGGCTCATCTTCCTAAAGTATTCAGGCTTAATGCTTACATCAAAGTTTGGGTTAGCCTTTCTCCAAGTCTCCTCACTATGGATGTCATCATCTTGAGAAGCCTCATAGATAAGGGGAAGGAAGGTATCATCCTCAATGATTCCATCACGCACCTTCTTACCATAATCATAGAGCTCATAACAAACTGAGTTAGGATCAAACACACCAGCGGTAGAGATTCCAAACATAAGCGGCTGCGACCTTGCACCCATAGAGGTGCTCATCACATCCCACAGCTCACGATTCTTGGCTGAGTGAACCTCATCATAAAGCACTGCACTAGCATTCGCCCCATGCAAAACACCAGCATCAGCTGCTACCGCTTTGAGGAAGGAGTTGGTGCCTTTGAGTACAATAGAGTTCCGGTACACTTGGCACCCACGCTCAAGCACTGGTTGATTCCTTACCATCTGCTTACACACATCAAAGATGGCGTTTGCCTGATCACGAGATGAGGCACAAACGTATATTTCTGCTCCTGGTTCTTTCTCTACAAATAGGAGTGCTAGACCAATGGCGGCTAGTAGGTTTGACTTTCCATTCTTACGAGGGATGAATACAAAAGAGGTGCGGTACTGCCTCGTTCCGTTTTTGTTTACCGTACCAAATAGGTCACGGATGTATTCCTTCTGCCACTCTTCCAATAGGAAGGATTGCGTGGCTAAGTCTCCCTTAACGTGAGTACACACACGCTCTATGAACCTGATAACTCTCTCTGCTTTGTTGCTGTCGTACATTAGAATATATTTTGTTGCTGTTGTTCTCTTGTTTTCCACTTATGACAATTTTGGTGTATTGGTTTAATAACTGCATTATCATTATGGTAAACAATCCATTCAGACTTATATTTCCAAAAATACTTCTCAATATCTTCCACATTCATTCTCTTACTTCTTGCAAAGTCTTTAACTAAATGAGCTAACGGTGTGATATGATCCATATGTAAATCAGTATTTCCACCCTTAAAAGGTATTGAATAAACCTTACCGCTTTTTAAAGTAAGATTGCACTCACAGCATTTTACATCTTTACTTTTAGCCTCGTATTCATAACTATCATTAGTGATATGTTCAATAAAATACTTTTTCCTTTGATTTCTTTGATATGGCTGAATAGCCTCTCTCCATTGCTTTGTCATCCTAGTAAATCCTCTAAACTATCCAATCTTTCCGGAGCACTCAACTTGGCTCTTGCCGCTGCGGTGAGTCCAAACTCAGGCAGCATCTTCTTTATCCTATCCCAAGCACCATTCATCATTCCAAGCTCCGGCCTTGGTCTATGCATCTCATCACCTTGAGCAGTGGTAGTGCTGTAGGTAGGGCCAAGCTTCTTGATCACTTGCCTTGCAGCACAGTAGTCCTCCCACGCATCACTCAACATCTGCAATGCTATGGCATCCAACTCAGCAACCACACCAAGGTCATCAAGGTGCTTCACCAACCAGTGGAAAGTTTCCTCACTGCTTTGGTAGGTAGGTAAGTCGGGGCGGCCTTGTACTTCTAATCTATTACCATGTTTGCCTGGCTAATAGCTTCCGTTTGCTTTGAGCATCTTAGTTGGCAATGGTGGTCTTCCTTTTCCCATTTTTTATCATTTTAATTCTTTTTAGTGCCCACTTTTTACCCCTTATTTCTTCGAGTGAGTAAAGAAGACGGGGGTGGCGATGTAGGTGGCTTAGGCTCAGAGGTTTGACACCCCCCTCCCTTATTACACTTTAACCCCAATAGCATAAGTGCTTGGGAACGTGGTAGAACCTTTGCACCTCTCCACGGCCTTGTATATATTTCCTCACCTCGTACTCTTCCTGGTAGATCTGCTGGCTATATGCTAGGAGGATGTTCTTAGTCTCTGCGCATACAATACAATACCAAAAGGGGAACGCTTTCCACTTCTCCTTACGGCCTAAGAAGCTCACCGTATCATAGGGGTAGTCCTCTTGGCTTGTCCATTTGATTCTGCTCTTCACTTCCACTTCCCAGCGGTATAGTTTGCCGTTCTTGTCGCTGTATAGGTCAACACCATAGCGGTCAGGATTTGGCACAATGATGTGTCCTTTGGTCAGTAGGTAGTCTTTAACCACTTGCTTACCGAACTCATCCCACTGGTTGAATGCTGCTGCTGAGAATGTCATTGATGCGCCTCCTTTCCTGACTTAATGTTGTGGCATCTATGGCACA